AAAATATAATATAAAAAAAACAGTTATGTTTTAGAAAATTCTCTGAAAAAACGCTTTATTTCACGCTCAAAAACATCAGTATAAATGTTTTTGTCACTTTGTTTTTCGCCATCTTTCGTGGCGGTAAATGTCCATCGTGAGACAGCTGGTTCACTGACAAGGAGTCCTTCTTGAGCAGGAAGGTTTAGGTAGTAACCCTTAACCTCGTAGCCTTGGTCTTGCAGGAACTTGATAATCTGCGCCTGTGACATCTCTGCTTTGGTATACATCGTGATGATGCCTTGTTCTTCTTTTATTCGTATCATAGTTTATTCTCTTTTTCCATTGTTTTTTGAATTTCTCGGCGGTGCTTTTCTTGGCTCATTTCTTCGGTTGCTTTCTTTGGCAGAAATGCCGGTATCTTTGTAGAGCTTTGACCGATTTTAGCAAACTTCTCCTGCATTTCCTCCGAAAGTTCATGAAAATATTTTAGCGGGGCATCTTCCTTTTTCTCTTCTTGTTCTTGGGGTGGTTTGCTTCTTACTAGCTTCTCTCTTTCATCAGTTTTTCGTTCCAGATATTGTCCTGCCCAGTCCATTACTAGCATCGTATCAAACTTATAGACCTTTCCAAATTCCCCTCTTCGTGCCATTTTGAACATCAGTACTATATCATCAAAAGTTTCATGGCTGAATTTCTCGTACAAATCTCCTGCTAATACTTGGATTTGGTAGGTTTCCAGCTTATTTCCTGTAACCTCTAAAAAGAACTCTATCACTCGGATAATCTGCTTTATTGTAGCTATTTTTTCGCCCGAATAAATCACAAGCGGTGCATTTTCCAGACTTTGGCGAATGGTAAGGTTTTGCTCCATTCTTGCCAGTACATTAAAGGCTTGTTTCTTCTCCGTATAGTTCTGTAAGGTCATCAGCGTTGTCGGCTGCGGAGGTTGGGATTTTGTTAATGCTTTTGAAATATTCTCCATATAGTTTTGGGTTGGCTTTTACTTGTTGAACTTCATTATAATACTTCTCAAAATTGCTTTCTCTGAACAAAGTCGTTGGGCAGAGGTAACCTGCCATAGCGGGGTTGTTCTTCCATTGGATAGTTTTCAGCTGGATAACTTCTATAATATCCTGCGGGGTAAATTCTGCCTTTAAAAGGGCTTTAATCTTGGTTAAATTACTCTTTATCGGTCGGAACTTGGAGCCTGTGATTTCGTTGAGGTTTTCTAATATCTCCAGCTCTGGCGTGTGTAGTTCGGCTTCCATATCTTTTAATTTAAGTTTGCTGTTTCTTCTACAAGGCTATCGGCAAGCCTTTTGGCAAAATTCAAGTCTTTTTGAGCGTTCAGAAAGGCGTTATAAAGACTTGTCAGCCTCTCGGCAGGGATTTTGTTAAAATCATCTTCTTTTGCAGCTCTACAAGCGATAGCCTTAACATATTCAATGCTTGGTTTTTTGTTCATCTTCTCAAATACCCCGAAGATAGCTGCTATCAGCCTTTTTCGCTTTTTGTCTAGTTCTTGGGACTTCGCCGAAGCTCTTTTGTTCAGCTCGTAATACAACTCGTTTATTTCAGATGCTGTAAGCTCTTTTGCAGAGCAGGTGCGTCCATTGGTAAAGTTGTAGATGATTTCTCCCCGTTGCTCCTGTACTCCTTGCTTGGAGAAAGAAGTCATTAGTGCTTTTAATGTTGCCATATCTATTTATTTTAAAATTCAAAATTTAAGTTTGAAATTTCTGGCATAAAAAAACTGCTACATATGTAGCAGTTATTGATAATATTAGTCTTCTAATTGTGGGTCTAAAATTTCACAGATTTCTGTGATGTAATAATAACCATCACTTATCCAATCCATACGAACGCCATCAGTATTTTCCATTTCTAAAATCATCTTGATAGTTTCTACCTTGAAGCGGCGGAGGCGTTTTGCCAATTCCACCGCATAGATTTGCTGCTCAAGGTATTTTTCCATTTTTTTAATTACTTCCTTTTCCATTACACTCCCAGTTTTTCGATTAAACTTAATCTCAATGCACTATCTTCTATTTTGGCTACATCTGCCAAAATGCTTACCATTCTGCTTGGGGTAAGGCGGTTGTGTTTGCGCTTCTGTTGAGAAATGGCAGGAACAGGCTCTAAAACTAAATTCTCTCTCTCTTCTGAAACCTTGATAATAAGCTCCTCCGCCCAATCTCTAAATAATCTTGCCCTTTCTGATTTGATAAAGAAGCCTAAACGGACTATACCTCGTTTAGTAAATAGAAATGAATTCGCTTGAATTGAGCCATCTTTTAAAGGTGTGGACGAAATGTCTACACCTTTAATAAAGTGCTTACCTTCAACCATTTCAGAACTATGTCGCTCCAACGCTTTATATACTGCGTATTTTGAAGTTCCATAGCCTTTTGCTACCTCTTTGGTAGTCATTAGATACTCGTAATTCTCACTTGGAATTACATTAACCGCCAATTCTGCGGTTACTTGCAAGTTCATTACTTGCGGTTTTACTGTTGCATTCATAATATTGTAACTTTTAATATGTTTGCACACCTAACCCTTAGGGGTGTTACATCCGTCCGAGAGGAAGGAACGCACACCTTTCAGTAATGCAACCCATAGGTTAGGCTATTTCGTTAAAATTTTTGTTGAAATTACTCTCAACGGATGTAACGACGCAAACATACATAATTAAACTGATATATCAATAACTTTTTGCCGAAAATTTCAAAGAACTATTATTTTTTTGCTCCGCTCGGGGGCTTGAACCCCGATGCCTGCCTGTGCGGAAAGGTTTTTAATTTATTCTTGCGGAAGTAGGAAACTTAAATCAATATCCTTTGAAAGCTCTGCGCTGGTCATAGATAAAGGCAGGTTTCTTTCCATCCCTACGCCATCTACTTCCCACGCTTCTATAAACCATTTGGATAGTTTCGGTTTGTAGGCATTCTGGATGATTTCCACCCCTTTCTGAAAGTCCGTATCTGGATAATCTCTATCGGCAATTTGTCTCAGTTCCAGAACTTTTTTACTATCCAAATCCCCTTTGCCGTTTCTTTGTAAAAGGCGGTAAATAGAGGCTACTAATTTTTTAGAGTTTTCATCCTTAACCAATGTCCCTAAGAACTTGTGCACCATTTCCAAACCATATCCTGCCTCATCGGTGTAGCCGTCTGTAATTCGGTAGCCCAGTTTGATACTCTGTTTTCCGTGAGTAATGGTGTGGCTTTGCTGGTTTTTAGCCTTAATGCCCATTGTCTCAATTTTCAGCTTCAAATAATCTTCAAAAGTTCGGAAAGTGACCTCCTTTATTTTTGTAATATCATCCGAAACGCTTTTAAGGAGTTCAAACATTGTTGGCACCGTTCCTGCTGCCAAGTCTTCCAATGCTTTTAAATCTTGGGCTTTTTTCTCTTTCTTGGCTTTTTCCTCCTCTTTTAGTTGGTTTTGTAAAGCCTTTTTCTGCTCATCCGTGAGCTGTGTGATGTCTATTGCTGTCATAATCTTTTATTTTTTTGGTTCTAATTTCTTTTTTAAAGTTTTTGTAAGGATCCGCAGTCTTGCAGTTCTGGAGTAAGATTGCCAGCACTACGATTGCGAGTATTCTATAAATCATCTAGCAGTTCTTTTTGTTTTTCTAATAATCCTTCAAGCTGGTGCTGTAGTTCTTTCCATTCGGCAAGGCTTTCCGCCTCTTCCATTTGTTTCTCTATTTCTTTTATCATTACTTCCAACTCCTCAAGGTTTGGCTCAAATAGTTCTGTCATATCTTTTCAATTTTAAATGCGTTAAGGTTTTGAATAAAGTAAGGTTTGCCGTCTTTCGATACACCTTCTTTTCCATAGATGCTGAAAGATACTTTTACTCGGTGACCTGGTTTGAAATCTGCTAACTTTTGAATGTTATCATTTGTAAATTGTACTTTGGCTGCATTCTCATACTTTTTGCCAGTTCCTTGCTCGTAGGTAGATGTGTCTAGTGTTACTTCTACTTTAGAGAATGTTTCGCTTATCTGCTCTTTCTCTCCGATGTTTTTAATTGCTCCGTAAATTACCATTGAATACTTATTTTTAATTAGTTTCTTTTAGTTCTGTTCCGTGATACAGCAGGGCTTTTTCTTCGTCTATCATAATATTGCCACCTGGACACCTTCCTAAAACAGTCACTCGCATTCCTTTCGCTTGTACTATTATTTTGCTCATCTTTCGCCAGTATCTTCCTGCTGCGGTATCTGGAATTCCTCTTTCCTCGTGACTTACAAAAATTATCAGCTTATCCTGGTGTTTCATCATCAGTTCTTTCAGCTTGGCTTTTGTAATCTCATCTACATACTTGGTGATGTTATCTATGAAGATGATTTTTTGACATTGTCTTTTCTTCATTCTCTCCTCTATATCCTCCCATTCTTCATATTCTATTATCTTAAAGTTCTTATTAGTATCATTGATGCCCATTCGCTTCATTGCTCCTGTGAAATGCTCACTGATACCCTCTTCTGCTGATATATATAGGACTTTAGCGAACCTAGTAAGGTAGTTTGCCAGCATCAGCGCAAAGGTGGATTTTCCTTGTTTCTCATCTCCGTGGATTATCCAGCCTCCTGTGGTCTCTGGATTTCCAAATACTTCCTGCCAAATCCCCTCAAATTCAAACTTTTTAAACTTCTTAGAATAGGCTTGTTTTACGCTTAATGCCTTCATTATGCTGCTTTCTGTATTTTTATTAAGGTTTCTAAATATCTAAGGCTCTTTATTCCATTATCTTTTTTAGTGAAACACTTTTTTACAAGGCTGTTTATCTTGCTCTTGTCCTCCATGTTCTGGACTGCTACATCATAAAAGAGCTTTTCATAGAATTTCACTTTATCTTCTTTCACATCTGGCGTTATCCCCCTAAATTCGGATGCGAAGCGGTCAAAGATTTCTTTATATCCTACCTTGTGATTGTTGATACCTCGCTGTATTTTCGCCCTTAGTCCATCAGCTCCCATCATATACCAGCCACAGCGTCCGATGGTTCCGTTTATCAATCCTTTCAGTTCCAAGAATGCTGCGTAATCCAAATCTCCTGCTTCATCTATACAGATAAATACCTTTCCTAGGTTATTGATGTAGTATTTTAGATTGGCTAGGATTTCATTATAATTTCCTATATCTCCGCATCCTATTTCTCTGGCTAGGGCTTTTATGAACAGCCTTTTTGTTTTGCATTGAGAAGCGTCCAGATAGAAAGCGTTTCTCATTTTAGAGACCAATATCTTCGCGCAAAAAGTCTTTCCTATTCCGCAGTCATCCACTAGTATCAGAGACTTTGAGTTCTGCTGGCAGTAGTTAAAATCATCTTGCAGTTCAAGGTAAACATCAGTCTCTACAGCGTTCCAATTATCATTATCTAATGTTACATTTAGTTTTCTTCCTATCGTGAGCCATTGCGTAGGGGACAAAAGTCCCTCTCTTTCGCCTTTTTTCAATCGGCTGAATACTGCTCCATTGATATTGAGAGTTTTAGCATAGGCACTGTCCGAACCACTGTATCGGCTTTTACCTTCTATTATCACAAGAGCGATGGCTTCTTTTAGTTCTGTTGATATTTCCATAACAATTATTTTTTATCTAAAGTTTGCTGAAAGCCCTTTTGAGAGTCTTCCTGTTTGTATTGGTATTTGTTCTGTTTCTTCGGTTTCGGTTTCTATCTTCTTGGCTGGTTCTTCACGAGGTGTGTAGCTTTCCAGCCCTGGAATGACAAATTTGTTATTCAGCACCTTGCTTCGGCGGTCTATCACGGTCAGTCGGTCTATATCATTCTTTCTGTCTCTCATGTAGGCGTTTACAGTGTTTTCATATGCAGACATTATTTGTCGGTTGATTCTTCCTGTATCGTCTAGTTCATGATAAGAACGGCTGTAGGTAGGTTTCGGAAGCAGTTCACAGATAAGCATATCATCATAATAAACCATCGCTTTCAGCACCTCTCCATCGTTCCCATCCAGCCAGAAAACCTCAAAGCTCTTTCCTTCTATATATTTCATCAGCCTTATCAAATCCTCTCCGAGTGCGATTTCTCCCGAAAGCCCCAGCAGATACTCACCGCTTCTGAATTTTACTATCCCAGCATTACAAGATGTTTTGGTATTGTAGCCTAGATAAGGGAGTATCGCTCTCCAGTTGGTAGGTTTGGTTTCCTTGCTCTGTATCTCTGTGAAGACTTCCCAGCGTGTTTTACCTTCGTGGCGGCTGTGCTCCATATTATTCCATTTTTGTATATCATATAAGGAGTTCATTATGATTTGCTCCTTTGGTAGAATAATATCTCCTTCGGGTCCCTTTTGGTTGTCTTCTTTCCTTGCAAAAGGTCTTCCGAGCCAGCCTTCTTTGTCTTTTTCAAACTCATATCGCAGTTTTCCGAAATACCGCTCTACATGTTTTGCTCTTGCCTTGTTGGCTTCTATTCTCACATTGTCAAACATCGCCCCGTTTTTCAAGAAAGTCTCTCTAAATGATGCATTCAAAGCACTTTCGCATTCCAGACCGAGAGGCAGGTTAAAGCCCCATTCAGCGTAGTTCCTTACCATTTGGCGGTAGAAGTTTAGGATAAGTCCCTCCTTGGTTTCTCCGTATACCCATGTTGTCCATGCTTCCGAGCCTAGGTCTATTCCCATATAGAACCACAGCCTTTTTCCCTTATCATAGAAGAATGGAGGCTGTCTGTCATCTATGGAGATGAGCACTCCTGCTTCTTTCACTTTGTCCAAACTGTGATATGGCACGAACTGCTGTATCAATTTCTGGCGGTCTCCACTTCGTTTTGCGTAGGTTCCTATCTTGTTCTCCCATCTTCCCAGCCAAGCGATGATGCTGTTTTCAGAAATCTGCCTAAACTTCTTTCGGTCGGTATGGTCATAGACTTCTCCTGTGGTGTGGTTGATGATTTCTACACTGCCGTCTAAAAACGCCTGATATTCATCTGCTACATCTGTCCTTGTCGGTTTGGTTTCTCGCCCTGCGAACATATCGTTCAGCAGTTTTATCATATCATCAGTCATTATCTTCGCATGTTTGTTTTTTAGTTTTTTAGAGACTAGACTTCCGAAATTAAAGTCCTTTTCATCTCCTTTTAAAAACTCTTTAAATACCCTTGAAAACTGCCTGTCGCCCAGCTCTAGTGTGTGGGCTCTGCCGTGTATTTTGGGCAGGTATTCATTGAAGGTGATTAGGTCTATCCTTAGGCTTTCCATGATACCTGTTTTCTTGCCTCCTTTCAGTGAGAGCCTTTCTTCTTTTAGTTTCAGCAGGGCTATCAGCACACTGGCGTTAGTGATATATTCTTCTTGGTATTCTATTTTTAGATAATCGCCATCTTCAAACTCGTAGGTGGTGTAGAATGCCGTAGCTGCAGGATTTATTTCCCAGAACTTCAGCAGGGGGTGGTGCATCGTACGGGGGTCGCCTATGCTGTTCTGTATCTCCTTGGGCAGACTGTCAAAGTCTACCAACAGCTGGCGCCCGTTACCTCCCGACTGGACTTTCTTTATTCCGTAAGGCTTGTCTTTATATCTGCTTATCTGCGTTTGAAGCGATTTTAAACAGTTATAATACTTCGGAACAAGCTCGTCCTTGGTTACTACTAATATGTTACCCCATTGGTGTGGCATTATTCTTTATTTATTGTCTTTATTTTGTTCCCGCTGGGGACTCGAACCCCAGTGTATGCCCTTCGGGAAGGAATCACTATATTTGTGGTGTCTAATCAAAAATTATAGTGATATGTTTATTGAATTTTATTGCCATTTATATCTTGATAATAATCCAGAAACTTACTCACAAGTCCTTGAAAAATGGCTACCTGTGACAAAAAAGGCATTGATACCGATAATTGAGGATTTCGCAATTCTTGGCAACATTTACATCCCAAATGAAAGCCTTTCTCAAGAGCCTCTCCAAGCACCCTACATTCCTCTTTCAGATCTTCCAAAGTGGCGTTTATCCTTGCCCTTTGTCTTTCAGTTTGATGGGATTGACCATGCAAAAAATCTTCTGACCTTGTTGGAGACTCTTTTTCGGGCTTATGCTCATCACATAGACTTATTTGAGATAAAGTTCCATTCTCAGATTGTAGAAGACGAGGAACAAATTGTTTAATCTGTTGTTTATCCTCTTTTTTGTTTTCATAGCGAAGTTTGTTTAAAGATTTTGCTATAGTTCTTCCTGCTCGGCTATTGTCACTTGTTTCTTTGTTTTTTACAATAGCTCTTATCTCTTCTAATTTTTCAGTAATCAGCTCTTTCTGCTTCGGTGTAAGAGTTTGGCCTGTTAATTCTAATTTTATTTTCATTTTAAATAATTTTTAAAGTTGTTTTAATTTAGTATTCTCCTAATGGAAACTCTGCCTCCATGTTTCGCTCTGGCAGGTAGCAGACTCTTTTGCTAGTCCAGACCCTAAGCCCTAAAAAATAGTATAAGATTCTGATTTCTTCTTTGTTACTGCCCAGCGTGTAGTGCGTGTATTCTACTTTTCTTAACATCTGTTTCATATCTATTACTTTTTTACTTTGTTACTCATTTCTATAAATCTATCCTGTGTGGCTTGTAGTTTTTGCTCGAATTTTTCTCGGGTAATTTCTCTATACATAGCATCACTTTCTACCATATCAAAAGGAGTGAAGTTGTCGGTTATCATCACCATGTTGTCTAGAAAGTATATTGCTGTTCCTGTTTTGTCCTCACCGATCCCTCCTGTTATTTTCATAAACAAAATCTCTTCTTTCTGGTAATATTTGCCTACTTCTAGGTCTTCTACTTTTTTAATTTCGTTATTCATATCTATTGGTTTATAATTGTATTCATTGCTTTCTCTGTAGCTTGGTCTATTTTCTTGCATAGCTCCTTGTAGTCTCTTAGTACATTGTCTGCCATCAGCCCCTTTCGGTCGCCTTTCAGTATCTGGCGAACATATCTGGCAGAGAACCCATACATCTCTGCAATTTTATTTACTGCTAATGGGTGGTATTTTTCTCTTTTTTGCTTACTTTTGTTCATTGTCTTTATTGTTCCTTTTGTTGGTGCAAAGATATAGATAAATTTCTCAACTAAACAAATTTATTATGAAAAATTTCTCAACTCAAAAAGATAGAATACTGCAATTCATTGAGTATAAAGGTATTAGTAAAAATAAATTTTACAATGAAACAGGTATATCCAACGGTATCCTAGATAAAAAAAGTGGGTTGTCAATGGATACAATTGAGAAATTTTACTCAACTTATCCCGAAATAAATCCAGAATGGCTTCTAACAGGAAAAGGCGAAATGTTAAAGAGTGGGAATACTAATACTGAAACCGGCAAAGAGGAATCAGTAAAGGGTATTCCTCTCGTAAATGCTACTGCTATAGGAGGATATGGTAATAATGTGTTTTCTTTTGAAGAGAGAGATGTTAAAGATTACTATGTGATTCCTAAATTTAAGTATAAGCAAGTAGATTTCATGATAGAGGTAGAGGGTTCCTCCATGTATCCCAAATATAACAGTGGGGATGTGGTGGCCTGTCGTATCATAAAAGAAAGAAACTTTATACAATGGAATAAAACCCATGTCATAGCTACAAGAGAACAAGGGATTATTATTAAAAGAATAAAACCAAGTGATGCCCCTAATAGTCTTTTAATGGTTTCCGATAATGAAAGTTATGACCCTTTCAATGTTCCAGAGGAGGAAATAGAAGGTTTGGCTATTGTAGTCGGTGTAATCAGGCTGGAATAGATCCAAATGTCCAGAACAGAGGTTGTGTGTGTGCGTTTTTCTGTGACGAAAGCCTTTATAAATCCCTTTAATATATTGTTTATCAGTATTTTAGTTTCTTTTGTAGCGTTTTTGTAAATGTTGTTATAGGGTATTGAGTTTTACAAAAACGAACAAAATAGCCGTTTGGTTTACGCTTAAATATATCCCAATTTGATAGATAAAATCAGTTTTTGAATACCCAACTGAATACCCAACCGAATACCCAACTCCTAAAAAGTGTGTTTTTTGTAGTTTTTACAGCCTAATATATAGGGGTGCAGAGCAGGGGTGTTTATCACTTATGACATTTAACAAGAAAAGCCCTATTTTTAGGGCTGTATTGGTTATTTTAGAGCATAACAATGCCCCTATGTTAGTAGGGGCAGTTTTTTATGTTTTTAGGGGGTATTTCTGCTTGTTTTATCCTTTATTTGTCGGCTTTTATCTATAAAATGGGCTGGTTATTATACTTGGCTATATTTGACCAGGGCTTTTTGACTTTTTTTATTATACCCACACTATACAAAATTATACATGTTGGACATTTCGTTTTTATCTTTTTTTCTTGCCTTTTTTCTCCCCAACCCCTTTATTCATCGGCTTTTTCCAGCCTTTTTATATCCCTTTATTTTAGACATTATGTTTTGTTATAAATA